CCAGATGGGCTAAATTGAGCGTCAAACTGCCAATCATTTAAGTATGGGCCGCTTGCTGAATCTGCTGAAAATACAGGTGCATTGGCAATCCAGCCTTTAGTCGGTGTACCAACAATTGTTCCACCAGATACGTTAACTGTCGTATTTGGGGATGTATAAGTTGATGTTGTTACTGTATAAACCGTTGGTGTGCCGGACTGTGTAAAAATTACTTGTGTACCTGCAGTAAACACCGAAGTTTGATTACCTGCAATTGCAAAAGATGTGGATGTGTTTGATGTAACTGGAAAGTAAACTTGCCCAGGTAAGATTTGAGCGGCAAAAGGGCCACTACCAATTGGAAAAGTAGTTCCAGTTGTAAATACATCCAATTCATTTGCATTACCAGCAAAGATGTAGTTAACGCCGTTATACGGCACATTAATCATGCCGCGATAGATGCCGCTAAAACTAGTAAAGATAGTACGATAACCGCCCATCTTTTTAGCTACTTCACGTTGGAAACGACACCACACACCATCTGTAAACTCTTGTGTTTCAAAGATAGTACCGTCACGCTTAATCCCCGCTGGTATTGCCAGCGTGTAGATTAAGTTATATTGTTGATCTGTTTGCGGATCAGCCATTAGAATGTACCGCCAGAAATTAATCCGGCAGCAATTCTAGCCGGCGTTGTGATTAACGGAGCAGAAGGATTTGAGTTATCAATACGCAACATACTTGTTGAATTAGCAGACAAGCCTAAAATGCTTGTACCAATTAAGTACATACCAGTGTGTGAGTCACTTGCAAAAGTATAAGACGGCGCTGCAGCAGTTCCATTACTAGCAGAATAAGAACCAATAGGAGCCTGAGTAAGCGGGTATAAGTTCAAACCGTCACTTAAAACAGCAACAACCGTGCCTGTCGGTAACACAAAAGGAGATGCTGAAGACCCTTGAACAATAAAATTAATATTGTAGCCGCTCTGGTTCGTAGCATTGGCTAAAATATAAATCTGGGTAATTGCTGGTAAAGTAACTGTTAAAGTAGATGTACGTGTGCCAGATTGTGCAATGTAAGTTTGAATAGTTGGGGCAAAAGTAACTAAGCTTAAAGAATTCCCAACAATGGCGTCTACGTCGTATGTTGCTGCAGTAAAAGCAGATGTATTTGGGGCAGCTAAACCAACAGTTACATATCCGGCTGAGTTGGAATCGTAAAGAACAAAACCAGAATCACCCGGATTGGCGATCAATGTAGAATTGCCGTTAATTAAAGCTGGCGATGGTGGAACAATGGATAGAGCACCAGTTCCGTTGTTTCTAAAACCAATATACCAACCTGTAGATAATGTGGATGGGACTGGTAAATTAAATGTACCGGCCCCGCTATTCCATACGAATGTAGCAGCGCGACTTCCGTCGTTAATTGTTGGGGATACTGTAACGTCTACTGGATTTTGACTAACAGCTAATTTACCCGCAACAGTTGTCAATCCAGCGCCAGCCAATGTAGCAGCATCAGCAGCAGATGTGCCAACACCAAAATTAATTATTCCCCAAGTGCCACCAACGCTTGAATTATTAGTTAGGTAAAAATAAACTGCGCTACCGGCAGCAACTGTTACGCTATTTCCTAAAGCAGCATTAACAATAGTAAAACTAAACGCACCAATATTACGAAATAAAATATCGGTTCCAAGGGATCCTTGGGTCGCATCGGGCAGAATAATTTGCAGATTTGATGTTGCTGGGATGCAGTCCATAATACGGGCTGCAGGTGTTTGACCTAGTTGTAGGTTTACAACCTGTGGCCAGTATAACTGAGTTGTTGTTGCAAACGATAGCGGATAGTACGATACGTCCGTTGGTTCAATAACGGTACCGGTAAATGGCGATGTAAAAGATTGTGACATATATTAAGGTTCCTGAACGGTAACGTTTCTGTCGATTCTGCGAGCGTTGTCTTCTTTTTTTAGCGACTCTAATGAATCTTTGTAATACTGTTGCCACACTGGCAGTTTATCCAAGGCTTTTAAGTAGCCTTGAGCTTGCAGCAATGTACCAAATAACATTGCTTGTGGGCATTCACGAGTAAATAGGTTTTGTTGATTGCTAGAATCCAATGGCTGGATTTCGCTGTAGTAAATAATTTCTACTGGATAAAAACTATCTGGTGCTGGGGCAATCGCCCAGTTATTGTAGTCATACTCTGCGTAATATAAAGGCTTACCAGAAGAAGACTCTGCTTGGTATTGTGCCACATAGTCTTGGCTACGTAACAAAATAGGCTGGCCGTTTACCTTCATTGAGGTAGTTTTACGCCAACGTGCTGGCTTGTTTAAAATAGTTTGGTTTTGTGACAGGGTTGTTTCTACAACGGTTAACTGTAAATAAGTCTTTAACTCTGCCGCAATAGCAGATTCTGCCAAGCCAATTAAGCTAGGAATTTGCGCGACAAACTGTGCGTCATCGCGCTCCATGTAATTAATAACATCTTGCACAAGATTGTCGTAGGTTTGTACGTAAGCGCTAGTCATCGTGTGTAATATGAAATATTAGGTTGGAAATAAATTGGAGACTTATCTCTATCTTCTTCACTAGCTTGCAGGAACAATTTATCTGCTTGCATTTCCAGGTATTGAATACGCTGTAAATCTACGCCTTGTAATTGCAAAGATAACTTGTGTGATAGGCTTGCTTGAATAGATGGTAACCAACGATCTGGTACATAAATCTGGTTTGTCAATGAACCAACGTCTTGCATCTGCTTATCAACAATAAGCTGAAACATTTGGAAATCATTATTTGGTACAGGCCACAGATACATTGACGGCGTGATAGTTCTATCAAACCAATATTGCAATGAGCGTACCGATGGGAACTGTTTGTTTGGAAGATTCCAGTAGTCATCGCGATTTAAACGAGCCAGTGGAATAACCTGTTGGGATTGTGAAAATACAATTTGACGCAACGAGAAAGTAGTTGTGGTGTTATTGTTAAGTAAACGATAATATGTATAAGGCTGGGTAATGTTTACGTTAAAATAAGCCCACTGAGAATCTGCTAATGTTGTGGCTGGGAATGTTTGTACTGTTTTCCAATTTGTACCATCGTTACTTACTTGATAAGACAGGTTGTAAGTAGTGGTAGTATTTGGAGAATATGCATTAAAGCCAACATAAAACACACGCTGGGCTGGTGTATACGCCGCACCAAACCAGTTTTCAGCCAAGGTTGATGTTGCGTAATTATCTAGTGTTTGGCTAAACAAGTTGCCGGCGGCTGAATTGTCAGAAGGAAGCGCACCAGATGGTTGCAAGTTCTGAACATAAACCCAGTTAGCTTCACGAATGTCAATTGTGGTGCTTGGTAATTGCAGAATCTGTTGATCATTTTGAGCACCTAATAAGATGTTATCTAATAACCACAGATTAACCCCGAGGTTGGATAAATTCTGTAAGTTATAAAAGAGTGCTTGTTTGCCTGCATTGATATATTCAGGCGTGATTTCTTCTGCAGTTTTACCAGCATCACGAAACGCATACGAAATTAACTGGTCGACATTTATCTGTGTCTGACCAGTTGTGTTGCTATACGCCATATTAACGTCCTCTGCCAGATACCCGTTTTGGTAATGACTTTAGTTTTACGCCTGTATCGGCCTTGTTAAATTCTTTAGCCACTTTGGTGGGCACACCAACCTTTTTAGCAAACTTAGGGTTGTGTGCCGCCGCAGCCATTAGCTTTTCTTGAGCTTGACTTTTTGATGGCATATTAGCTCGCTGTTCCGCCAGTATTCATCTTCTTAACTTTGCCGCCGCGCTTTTGTGCTGGCATACCAGTTGGACTACCCATTGTGTCTTGTGGTGGCATTGCTGGGCTTGCTGCTGGTGGCATTGCCGCTGGTGCTGGTGCTGGTGCTGGTGCAGATGGAACTGGATTCATTAGTCCTTGGTTCATTGCTTCAGATTGTTGTGCTGGGCCTAAATTATCCAACATGTTTTTGGCACGAGCGGCCATCTGATCATTTTGAATAGCTTGTGCACTTCTTGGCATAGCACGCATTAAAGCTGCTCTTTGCAAATTAGCTTTTACGTTTCTGCCATCAGCATACTTTTTTACTTCACCACCTTTTTTGTATTTGTTTGGCATTTCTTTAGCGCCAGATTTAGCTTCAGCTTTTTTGTCGCCAGTAGGTTTTACTTTTTTGATTGCTTCTTTATCACCAGATGGTTTTGTTTTTTCTTTGGAAACATCACTACCAATTTTACCACCTTCTTTAATCATTTTTGGCTTAAAGTTTTTGGCTTTATCCATTAGCTTGTCGTCTTCAGCACCTTTTTTGGCTTTGTAAACGCCCATAACTTCGCCACCAGATTTATATTTCTTTACGGTGCCGCAATCTTTTTTGGCACGACCACCTTTTTTCAATTTAATTTCGGTAGGTTCTTTTTTATCATGCTCGGCTTTATCATGCTCTTTGAAAGCCTTTTTAATCATTTTCTTATCTTGAGCTAAGTCTTCTTTGACATCGCCACCTTCTTTATAAGAACCACCGCCGCACATCTTTTTAACTTTAGCGTGGCCGCCTTCTTTAAAGAATTGCATTTTTGGGAGTTTTTTGAATCCGTCTAACATGATATTTCCTCGAGGTTATGGTTGAAAGGGTGATCGGCCCTTATATCTACTAATGCAAAAAA